ACTACGTTTCTCTGCATCAGATGCTAAACGTAATTTCTCGGATTCAAGTTTAACAGCGTTACTTAATCTTCCCACAGCAATTTTGCTGTCAGATTTTGAGGAAAACTCTTGTTCTTTAAGTCTCCCTTTAAATTTCTCAACTTCAGTTTGTTTTCTTAAATTGACGGATTCTCTATCTCTAGTTTGTAAATCTCCGCTCAATTTTTTAATTTGCTCTTGAGCTCCTTGTAATTGTTGTTGAAGTTGTGCAACAACATCCATTCTTTGCAAAATTCCTGATTTATCAAATATTTCTGTTTTCTTAAGAGCTTCTTGTCTATCAATAAGTCCTGCTTGGAATGCTTCCATATATACATTCCATTCTCCCCACTTATTAGACGGCATTGTTGAATTACCTATAACTCTTATATCAAATTGCCCAATAGATATATCATTTTCAATATTCATCAATTCTTTTGTTTTGTCATCATATAATTTTTTATTGATGGTATATTCATCAATATCGTTATTTGGTTGTACAATTCTAAATGATTTTTTAAAGTCATAATGAGACTTAGCAAGATTATATATAACTCTACCAAGTCTCTTTAGACTACCTTCAATATCACGAAGCTTTGATTTGGAACGCCTTTGACCAAAGTCTTCCAGCATCATTGTGGCTGACGAGGTTTTTGGTGCAACCTCCGTATTCCCTTGCATCATTTCAAAGATACCCATATTAAGGTCAATATATTTTTCAATCATTTGAGGTAATTGTAATATAGAACTTGCCAATGGTTGTGGCGATGGAAAATGCGGTTCCCCAAGAGATGGGTCATATTCTATTGTAGCATTTGGATTGGCCCAATCACGTTCTAATTCTTCCATGTCTTGGACACTCCCTTGAGGTACTAATAACTTGAGGCCTGAGGATGCTTGAGCATGTGAGGTAATTAATGACACCGTCTTATTGAGGAACCTTTGAAAATCTTTATTTTTTCTAATATCACTCATTGGATATGGAGTATTTGTCCATATATTTGGTACTGGTACTATTGGATATACATCAGTATCTAAAATTCTTTCATATAATACCACTTGACCAACACAACAAGTCATTTTAATTCTTGTTTGTAATACTTCAACAAAATCAAGCAATCCATCTTCAACTGCCAATCTTGTTCTTTCATCTTGCATAAGAACACCTAAAGCATTTTCATCAAGAATCTTTTCTTCACCATTTTGAAGATTAACCATTCTAAAGTATGGAATTTTAATTTTAGAAAATGATTCAATCAATCTGTATTTCTCAGTTTCAAATGAATCATAATCTTTAACTATATCAGGAGTAAACCTTGCTTTAGCTTGAGCATTAGTAGATGCTGGATAATCTTCTTCTTGTCCTAATGTCTCCAAATCATCAATGATTGCTTTTTCTTCTCCCTCAGCAATTTCACCTAATTGTGGATATAAATCTAATAATTGTCGTTTTGTAAAAATTGTTGATAGCATTATCCCTGATGCATCATCAAACCATCTACTTCGTGCATTTGGGTCTACTACAACACGGAATGGGTCAACATATGTAAATCTAACTTCCCCTCTTCCATAGTCTGCTTCAGTATCAATATATGAATAAAAATAACCAAGGCCTGTAACGGCATAATCATGGATAACTTGTTTGAATGTTTCATCTCCATCAGACAAATCCCATATATATTCAAGTATTACTTTCCATACATTAGCGAGTTTATTGTCAGAGTCTTCTCTTCCAACGGCTGAAAACTTTGGAGGCTTAGATGTTATAATTGCTTTAAACTGTTCAATGGCTGAATATAGTCTATCAATAGGCATAGCAGACTGATTTCTCTCTGCAAGAGCAGCCATTTCATCTTCTGAAAAATGATTCCCTAAATAGAAATCAATATCTTCTCTTGCTTGTATATCCCAGTCTTTACGAGCATCAGACCAACGGTCCCAAAGGTCTCGTATCTCTTTTACCCTAATATCCTCTTGAATCATAGCCTGTAATATACTGATAAATTTTTATAAAATGCAAATCAGACTCTCCTTCCTGTCATCCAATCATAAATTTTACGTTTATAGCTGTAACTTCCATCTTTATTTTTTGTTTTTAATTTATTGCCAGCTTTTGGATTTCCACGTGCAAATTGGGTAGATAACCAAAATGCATCAATACAGTCATCATGTGACCCTTTTGGGAAATCTAATAGCTCTCCAATAAATTCATGATGATTTTTCTTTAAATGAACAGCTCCTTGTTTAAACATGGGCTGTAGCCCCTCAAATAATCTATCTTTCTTTTTTTTGTTTCCGTAATTTTTTATACCTCTTTCAATGCCTGGAATGAATAATCCCTCTTTTTTACTTCTTTTATACACATAATCTCTTAACATCTCTTGATATGCAATTGTTTCAATGTTTACTCTTCTAACTGGTGAATATCGTTCAAAGATTCTAAATATCTCATCTGCACATTCCATTGGGAGTACTCGCTTTCTCCAATATTCAAGAACGTAATAATCAAAGTCGGAAGTAACACCAATGACCATAATAACGCTAAAATCACTATAAGTGTTAATTGTTGAAGCAGGGTCAACACCGATATAGATATTGATGTATTTTTTAGTATCATCATCCAATTGTATATACCAAGAATCAGCTTGCTCATCAAATCTTGCATTCCCTTTGTAATAACCTTCATTAATATCCTCCTCACTAAATATCTGGTCTTCAGGAGATTTGGCTTGGTTCATATATTCTTGGTAAAACTTAGCAGGTGTGCCTGAATCGATATAAAATTGTTTTCTTGCTTCTAATTTCTTAAGTGGCCATCTTGAAGGCCATAGTGAAGTACCATCATCCAATATAGCTTTATATGTTAATACTTCCCATGAAAAGTCTTCTCCACTCTTTTCTGCATTAATATGTTCTCTAACGAGTCCATTTAAAAATGAATCATAATGAACAATAGTTCCATTACACCATAAAAACCCATTTTTATCGAAATCAATGGCTGGATATATTGCAGCAGTTACCCAGTTCTTAATTTGTAGTCTTCCTTCTGGAGTTTTAGTATTTAACTCTGATTCAAAGTCATCAAGTATAATTCCAGTATATCTTGTTGATAATTGCTTTTTACCACGCAATCTTTGAGATGTACCCTTTGCAATCATACGACAACCATTATTTAAAGTAAATTCACTCTTTGTCCACTTATCTCCTTGTAAATCTCCAAAATAATAATGAATTGCTGGATTTTCGTAAATATGAGTCATTATCCAATTCAAGTTATCAATCGCTTGGTCTTGGGCTTCACCTACCCAAGCAATGAATTCAGGACTATCTTTTGTTGCAAACAGGAATCTATGTAATACTGCTGTAGCAGCTAATGTGGATTTAGCATGGTCTCTTGGTAGAACAAGAGCCAATTGTTGAATTTCCTTATTAATAAGTAGTTTTCCAACTTGATTATGAAATTTTGGAGTAGCTGATGCTAAAAAGTCTTGAGGAGAGAATAATTTGCCAAATGTTATTAAATCACCATATGCTTTATTTAATATTTCTTCATTCTTTGATATATTTCCATTTAAATTTAAATTAGCCATTTATCTATGTTATGGTCTTCTTAATTCAAAATGGGGTAAATCCTTAAAACCTGTATCTTTAACCTCTGTATCGTCATCCCAGTCTCCACCCCAACGAATAGGAATACCCATAACAGCAGCTACACCTTTAACAAAGCCAGCAAAATAATACATTCTATCTGTATCTTTCCAATCAACAGGATATGGTACAACATCCACGGCATTTGATGGGTCAGCATTATGTTTCCCATGTGGAAACTTTACTTTGCTTTTTCCTTCATTAAAGTACTTATCTTGCCAATACATGTTTCGATGTCCTTCTAATACGCTACAATCAAAATATTTAACGACAACTTCAAATAATTCTTGTAAATCTTCATCACAAGTACTAAGTCTCCCTTGTGATTTATTCCCAAACTTCGGCATTACTACTCCTTATTGCTTTTGATATTTATTTTTATACTTATTAAAATATAAATCTCTAATATTTTCTACATTTAATAAATCTCTTTTGATTAATTCATCTATAATACTTAATCCTTTATCAGAATAAATATCATACTTGTCATCATATTTTTTTGCATAATTTAATAATTTAGGCCCAGATAAAGAATCTCCTCTTCCTAAATACATATTTTCAGCTAATTGTCCAATATCTATAAATTCTTGAGGAGTATCTTCTAATGACATAGGGTATCCAGCATTTTTCCATTCGCTCGTTACCATTTTTACTATATTGCCTCGATTTACCATAGATTTATCAAATCCCAATTCATCAATGGCCATATTATACATTTTATCAATATCTTCTTCACTAATATTATATGGACCAGTATCTTCAGGCAAAATAGACATTAATAACTTTTTAGTTATCCATGGCATTTTCTCTACCTTTTTGCCGTTATTCGGCATTATGCTTCTCCTTCAACATTCATTTCTCCAAATAACTTAGTTGGTTTACCATTAATATTGAATATTGAATCACAAAATGGACACATCCATTCTTCAACTTCATCAAATTCATTTAAAATACCAACTCTTTTTGAGACTGTATTGTTTAAATACAGACTATTTTTGCAAATTGGGCAATTATCCTTGTGTTTCCTTCTTTGCGTGTGCAACGAGCTTCTTGTCCTCATTTTTAAGTGCCTCCAGTTGTTCAGGCGTAAAACCAGCCCAAACAGTTAATTGTTCAGATTTAGTATCTTGAGTATCAAATAATCCTGCAATCTTCGTTAAACTCTCCAATGCTCTTAAACAATCAGAGTTTTTATCGGCAACATCGACAACAGTTTTGTATTTTCCTATAAT